CCAACCCCCCCCCCCCCGACGGGGCCGGAGGTGAGTGACCCGCTTCCGGCCGGGACCGGTAAGACAAAGAAAGAGACCGCCCTGGAGCTGGCGGCGCAGGGGATGAATGCCGGACAGATCGCGAGGCAGATCGGAGCGAAGTACAGCACGGTGTATCACTGGCTGAACCCGGAGAAGTGCCGGTCGAAGCCGAAGAAGCAGGAGATCCCTGTGGATTATAGGAATCCGGATGCGAAGCCTGGTTGGAATGCTGACCGTGAGAAGTGCAAGACATGCCGGTACAGGCAGCGGGAGAGAAACGAGATCACCGGTGGCTGCGACTACATCTCAATCGCCGGCCATAGCCGTGGATGCGCTGTTGAGGACTGCGACCGCCACGTGGCAGGGGATAGAATGGAGCAGAAAAAAGGATGGGTAGACGAGTAGAAAAAGAACCTTCAGAGGTCCTGTCAGAGTTCCTGGCATACATAGACCGGATCCGCTACGACTACAAGGCGGCACACGATGCTGTGAAGAGAGAAGAGAAGCGACTTCAGGACCTGTTACATGACATCGAATTTGCTGATGGCGAGAATGAGAAACGCCGGGCCGGTACCAGGCTGCAGCAGAGCAGACGGAGCCGGCGCCGGAAGAAAGATGAGATGATGCGTCTGGAGCTTGTCGTTCAGTTCTTCGATGAGCCTACGCAGAAATCGACGATCAATAAGATGCGGCAGCTCCTCGGGAAACAGAGAAAACAGGAAGAATTCCTGAACGGGGAGCGGCACTATAACAAGAGAGTACAGGATTGATCAGAACAAACGATTGGGGCATAAGCCCGGAAAGGGGAAATCATGAGATACACGGAATATCACGCCGGGAAAGCAGTGATCAAGGACAGGAAGCTGCTTCCCGGGGCAATGGAGAAGCTGGCAGCTTATGAGAATACCGGTCTCACCCCTGCGGAGATCATGGAGCTGAAGGAGCGGGATGAGGCGAAAGCACCGGAAGAGATTCAGGACGCATTCGGGGACACAAGACTGATCTGTCCGAACTGTAGAAACTCAGTAATCAATTATTTTAACCGGAGCCGGCCGCCGAAGTTCTGCATGATCTGCGGACAGCGGCTTAAGTGGGAGGACTGACATGCAGGAATTAGAGAAAGCTATTGAAATACTTGATAAGCTATCGTTCTTCAGCGGTCAGAGAGCCGGAAGAGAGCTGTGGAACGATAAACCGAGAGAAGTGCAGGATGAAGATATCGCGAGCTTTAACCGTGATATTGAATGGCTTAGAGAATTTATCCGCAAGCACATGAATGACGGATGGATATCGGTGGATGAGCGGTTGCCGATGAGAACGCTCGATGAAAAGATAAACGAGTCATATCAAAAATATCTTGTGTTTATTGATGGTGTGGACGGATGGGATATTGATATAGCAGTGTATGATTTCTGGAATGACAAAAAATGGCGTGAAGCTCATGATGGATATGGAGAGATTGAAAATGTTATCGCCTGGCGTCCTCTTCCAGAGCCGTACCACTCGGAAAGGAGCGGGGAAGAGTGAGAAAAATATTGTTTTGGATTGTGTGGAATGTTCCGCTGGGTCGACTGGCTCCGATTGTTCTCGGATGGGCGCTCGGAGTAAAAGGAGAGCGTATTGACGATAAGGAGGATAAAACTTGAGCAACATTAAATTAAAGCCGTGTCCGTTCTGCGGAGGGGAAGCAAAAATGAAACATGGCTATCCCAGACAACAACAAAAGGGAGTGCGTCAAGCTGTTGTACAGTGTAAAAGGTGCGGTTGCAGAACGGTTACATATAGACAACTAGCTTATCAGTCTTGGAAAGAAGTTGATGAACAGGCGGCGGAAGTATGGAACAGGAGGGCAGGTGAACAGAATGAGTGATGATTTGATCAGCCGGAAAAGCTTGATAGAAAACCTGAATAAGTTTGCACCGGAGCATTATACCGCACTGGTGAATGACCTGATAATGAAAGAACAGACAGCCTTTGACAAGGAAGAAGTGCTTGAAGAATTAAATTCCGAAAGAAATCTGATGTACAGAGAAGATGGAACACTTATGGGCGCAAGAACACAAATTAGTATTGATCGAACCATCGAGATTGTCGAGAAAGGCGGGATTGAATGAATAAGAAGAAATTACAGCCCGGCAAGAAATACCTGCACCGGCGCCAGGCCGTCATTGACGGAGTCCTGCGTGAAGCAGAGCGCTGGATCAAGTGCGATAGGATAACGCCGACCGGCGCAATCTTCAGACGGGAGTTCGAGCCGCGGATCCGGATGACGGATGCGCAGATAGAACGGGAAGTGTATGAGCGATGAGGGCATACACAGAATATGAGTGTAGCGGTACCCAGAATACGGATATTGCGAGCGCGGCCGCACACATGATACGGGTACAGGCCGAGCAGATCCGGCGGATGAGTGCGGAAGAGTATTTGAAAGAAAAGACAGGGAGTGGTGCGGATGGACAAAAGCATACTGAGTGAGTACGAGGCTATGAAAGCGGAGATAAAGGATCTGAGGCGGCGGATCGCTGAGGATCAAAAGAAGATTGACCAGCTGCAGCATACGATCGTGTCGGATTCTGTGACCTGCGGGAAGAAAGGAAAGAAACCCATCCGCACGGTGAAAATAAAGGGATTTCCAAAATCTGAGATTGAACGCAGGAATGCATTGCTGGAACGGCGGCGCGCGAAGCTGGAAATGCTTGAGACGGATCTGATCGAGAAGCAGCTGCAGGTGGAAGAGTACATACAAACGATCCAGAAGAGTGAATTGCGGATTATGTTCCGGTTGTACTACATTGACAGCTTGACGTGGTATCAGGTGGCGTTGAGGATGAACCAGATGTTCCCGAAGCGCAGGATCAAGTACACAGACGATAACTGCCGGAAAAGACACGATAGATTTCTTGAAAAAGTTGCTTAAATGTCCGGCAATGTCCGGTTGTAAAATAGTAGTATGATATAAAGCCGAAAGGTATGATGCCGGACGGTTTACGAGCCGGAATGCGCGAGCTGGATGGCTCAGAATACTTTTTCCCCATTAAAAGTAATGCAGAGAAAGACGTCCCGTGTGGGGCGTTTTTCTTATGCGGGCATATCATCAATGGCAGATGTGCAGGGTAGCGCCCTGTGTCCCGGTTCGACTCCGGGTGCTCCGCTTTAATACAGAAATAATAAGCCAGAATTGAAGGTGGTGAAGTGGCGAACAATGAAAACTTAGTGCCGTTTACAAGCGATCAAAGCCGTGAGGAAGCCGTGAGAAATGGCAGAAAAGGCGGCATAAAGAGCGGACAGGTGCGACGCAGGAAGGCGGACTTCCGAAAGACGCTGAATATGCTGTTGACCGCTGAAATAGATAGTGAAGAATGGAAGCCGGTTCTGGAGGCACTCGGAGTTGAGTGCACTTTGGAGTCGGCTTTAAATATGGCCATGATTAAGGAAGGCCTGGCCGGTAATGTGAAAGCCTATGAAGCGATTGCTAAGTATGCAGGACAGAATGGCAGGACGGATGCGGATCTGGAAGAGCAGGTCGTAAAAATCCAGCTAATGAAAGCGCAGAAGGAGAAGGTTCAGAAAGTGGATCCGGAAGCGGCGGAGAACACAGGCGCAAAAGATCCCCATGATGTAATGATTCCGGAATTATGGGATGTTTTTGATGACCAGGAACATGAGCATCAGATTATTACTTCCGGTCGTGCTGGAACCAAGTCGAGTTTTGCCGGAATCTTGGGAATATCAACGATTATTTCTGACGAGCCGGCTGCGGTTGTTGTTCTGCGTAAGCGACACAACAAGCTGCGTAAGACGGTGTATAAAGAGATGATCCGCGCGATCGGTCGTCTTGGCCTGAGCAAAGATGATTTTGATATCGGAGTTTCCCCGATGGAAATTCGGTATAAAAAGACTGGCAACGTGATTTACTTTTCCGGATCAGACAGCATCGATGATACCAAGGGAATCATCGACGAGAACAAGCCAATCAGACTGGTTATTCTGGATGAGCTGACAGAATTTTTTGACGTTGGTGAGGGCGAAGAAGAACTGACCAATATCGAAGCAACGTTTGTCAGAGGCAATGATGAATCATTCCGGATGTTGTACCTGTACAATCCACCGAAAAATCCGAATGCGCCAATAAATGTTTGGTGCAAAAAGATGGAGATCCGGGAGGATGCGGTTCATAAGCACATTGATTATAGGGATGTCCCTGTAAGTTGGCTGGGCAAAAAGCTGCTGGAATCTGCGGAATTGCTCAAGAATACAGACTACCGCATGTATCGCTGGGTGTGGTTGGGCGAATGTATTGGTGTGGATGACCTGATCTATTATATGTTCTGCGATAATCATCGGCGAGAGCCAGAAGCGAAGCACTATAGGCTGATCGGGATCGGAGTGGATTATGGCCAGCAGAACGCCACTACTTATCAGGCGGCCGGAATAAATATCAATAAACGTAAGCTCGAAGGGTTAAATGAGTTCTATCATTCCGGACGCGACTCGGGAAAACAGAAGAGCCCTTCCGATTATGCGAAAGAATTAATAAGATTTACCGATGCACTGCATGAGGAATATTCCTGCAGTGCTTTTTATGTGTTTATAGATCCGTCTGCGAAAGGTCTGGCGGAGGAAATCAAGCGTCTGGCGACGCAGAGCAGGAAATACGGCATCGTTATAAAAGACGCGGATAATGATGTCGCCGTAGGGATTCAGAGGGTGCAAAAGTGCCTGACGTATCAGATTATGTCCGCGTCGGAGAAGCAAGAAAACCTGATCCGCGAGATGGGAACCTACGAATATGATCCGAAGTCCATAGAGGCAGGAAAAGAAAAACCGCTGAAGATTGATGATCATTGCTGTGATGCTTGGAGATACCTGACGATGGGGCTGTGGGATAAGATTAAATATTTTCTTCCGGCAGGAGAAAGGGATGAATAAATGGACATAAAAAAATATCTGAATAAAGCAGGGTATGATACTGTGGACTCTTCGTTCTATTCCCTCATTCGCGTATGGAAAAGTTGGTATGTGGGAGATGTGAACAAGTTCCATCGGTATAAGATGTATAACGGAAAAGACCATGTTCCGTGTCGGCGGCTCAGCTTGGGTATGGCAAAGAAGTTGTCAGAGGATATCGCGGATTTGCTTCTCAATGAGCGGGTGCAGATCACTATTCAGCATGAGACAACAAGTGAATTTGTCATGAAAGTTTTGAATGATAATAACTTTTCGGTGGTTGGAAATGATTACCAGGAAAGGAAAGCATATACCGGAACCGTAGCATACGTCCCATATCTTGACCATATCGAGGTGAGTGAGGAAGGTACTGTTATTCCAGGAGATTCGGGGAAAGTAAAAATAAATTACGTTTCCGCATCGAATATATATCCGCTGTCATGGTGTAACGGATATATTTCGGAGTGTGCCTTTGTCTTTCCGAAGATTATAAAATCGAAGAAATACGCCCATATTCAGCTCCATGTACTGAAAGATGGGATGTATGTGATAGAAAATCACGTGGTTGAATGTACGGCTGGTGCTGGCAGAGAGGTGCCGATGGAAAACTGGGGCGAGTTGAACGGATTTGAGACGATGTCAGAAAAGATCTATACAGGATCACCGGAACGACAGTTTGTGATTGATCGGCTGAACATTGCAAACAATTCAGATAAAGACAATCCGATGGGAGTTGCTATCTTTGCGAACAGCCTGGATATCCTAAAAGGCTTAGACACGGTATACGATTCGTATATCAATGAGTTTGTCTTGGGAAAGAAAAGGATTTTTGCTGCACCAGAGCTGATGGGGGCAGATATTCTTGGAAATCCTGTCTTTGATCCCAACGATGTGGTGTTCTATCAGCTGCCGGAAGGATATCTTAAGCAGGAGGGTGGAAAGCCTATTGAGACTGTTGATATGGATCTTCGCGCAGATGCACACGAGAAGGCAATTAATGACAATTTGAATATCTTATCTATGAAGTGTGGATTTGGGCAGAATCATTACAGGTTTGAGAATGGAAGTATTCAGACGGCAACGCAGGTGATATCAGAAAACAGCGATATGTTCCGCACTATCAATAAGCACGAGCTGATCTTGGAGCCAGTTTTGGATGAACTGATCAGGATCATCGCGAGGCTTGGCAGAGTCCTTGGCGCGAATACGGATCCGGATACCGAAATCGTTGTAGACTTTGACGATTCAATTATCGAAGATAAGCAGGCGGAAAGGCAGTCCGATCGTCAGGATGTCAGTATGGGAGCTATGACGCTTACAGAGTACCGCGCAAAATGGTATGGAGAAACGAAAGAACAGGCTGCCAAAAATGTGGTACAGGAAACTGACGAGCCGGATCCTGAAGAGGAGTGATGAGGGATGACACCAGAACAGAAGGGAAGCCTTCCGCTACATGTGGAAAAGCTGTTTTACGAGCTTCAGGATCGTGTGTTTTCGGATGTTATCCGCAGAATTAAAAAGACTGGGGAGATTACCAGCACAGCAGATTATCAGATCAATAAGCTGATGATTCTCGGAAATAGCACTGAATATATCGAAGAGGAAATTAAGAGGTTGACTGGAAAGACTGATTCGGAAATATGGAAGTTATATGACCAGGTTTCAAACTGGGAATATGTCAGATGCGAGGATGTGTACCAGCAGATTAATGGAAGATTTGTTCCTCTCGAAGAAAATGAGCAGATACAACAGTGGGCACAGGCAGTTATTTCTCAGACAAACGGAGAAATTGAGAATATCACGCAGTCTCTCGGCATGACAGTGGATATGGGCGGAGGCAAAAAAGCGTTCACCCCATTGTCACAGTATTACCAGACCTATCTCGACCGCGCCTGCATGGACATTGTGACAGGAGCGTTTGACTATAACACGGTTCTTCGGCGTGTCGTAAAAGAAATGACAGCGTCAGGGCTCAAGACGATAGACTATGCATCTGGGTATAGCTGCAGAGCTCCGGTGGCTGCCCGGCGGGCGATCATGACCGGTGTATCGCAGTTGTCGGCGCAGATCAATGAAATGGTAGCAAAGGATCTGGGAACAGACACCTATGAGGTAACATGGCATGCGGGGCATCGCCCCTCCCACTGGTGGGGAGGGAACGTCTACACACGACAGGAGCTTCAAGACATATGCCATCTCGGGGATGTCGATGGGCTGTGCGGAGCGAACTGCCGGCACAGTTATCTGGCTTTTATTCCCGGGTATTCCGTCCGTACATATAGTCATGAACAGCTCCGTGAACTTGAAGCGAAGGAGCAGGAAACGCGTACATGGAATGGGAAGCGCTACAATGCATATGAGGCGACGCAAAAGCAGAGACAGATGGAAACTAAGATGAGAAGCCAGCGAGCGAACATTAAGCAGCTTAGGCAGGGAGGCGCCAGCCAGGACGATATTATGGCGGCACAGTCCAGGTATCTTAATACGCTTCATCAGTACCGAGGATTCTCGTCCAAAATGGAACTCGCGGAACAGATGGAGAGGGTATATATGGACGGTCTTGGAAGGGTTGTATCATCCGGGAGAAATTTTGCTAAAACATTGCGAGATCAACCGATTCTGGTATAATAAAGAAAAGGAGTATATATCGAAAAGAGAAAGCGCAGTCGATAGAGCCGATGCCGAAAAGACAGCTTCAGAAGATTGTAAAAGTGTTCAGAAAAAAATGGTGGCATCATACAGATGAATGATAATGTTGCTCATGTGTTGATTTCTGTTGGAATGCCAGCCGGACAGGAGGCGGATAATATAGGAGTTCCAACTACTATTTTGGTTGAGGGGGATTTTAATTCGGACATAATCACTATATAGTATCCGCTCTTCTCGAGAAGGGCGGTATTTTTATACTCTTTTTGGGGAGGTGATAATAGTTGATAGAACTGCGAATCAGAAGAAATGGAATGCAGATGTGCGGACATGCTGGGCGCGCTGGCACGGATGGGATTGATAGAGCATGTGCTGCGGCATCTGCACTGACCTGTGCGCTGATCAACGCACTTACGGATCTATCAGGAGATCAGATACGGTCAGAAACAGGGAGCGGCATGGCAGTAGTTGAGTGGCAGGACCTGACGGACGGAGGAAAGCTGTTGGTAGATGCGTGGTTTCTCGGGATGGTAGACATTGACCGAGAATACAATTGCATAGAGTTTCAGTAGATGAGCACCCGAAAGGGTGTTTTTCTTATGCCCAAAACGTGATGGCGTAAAAAGCTCGGGAGCCTGTCGAGGCAAAACGGAGGTAAATGAATATGAGAAAAAGGATGTTTTTACAGCTTTTCGAGGACGGCGCGGGAGCTGGCTCTGCTGGTGGGCAGGGAGGAAATGCCGGGACTGGTAACGGTGGCCAGGGTGGAAGCGCCGGGAGTGCAGCCGGAGCACATGGATTCGGGACATACACCTATGAGCAGGCAGAAGAGATAGCAAGTGCGCGGGCAAGCAAAGCAGAACGTACTGCACTTGCAAATTATTTCCGCAGTCAGGGGATGTCGGAAGATGAAGTGACGCAGGCAATCCATGATTTTAAGGAACAGAAGGCAAAGAGACAGCCGAACACAGAGCAGCTCCAGCACGATCTTGACGAAGCCCGGAAGGAAAATGAAAGGATGAAGAATGAAAATATCCTCAGAGAAAAGGGCGTTAGGTCAGAGGACTTGGATTATGTCATGTTCAAGGTGGAGAAGATGGTCGACGATAAGACTGATTTCAAAAAGGCAGCAGAAAAATATCTGAAGGAGAATCCCAGATTTGCCGGATCAGGACGTGGAGCAGGAGCTTACAGAGTAAGTACCGGATCTCAGTCGAGTGGGAACGGTGGAGAAGGGAATCCAAATGACAGTATCAATGCCGCAATCAGAAGAGCGGCAGGAAGGCAGGTATAAATGAACAGAAACAGAATGAATTTAAGGATGTTTGAGAATGATGCGGTTCTTATTGACCGCACCGGAGCGGACACTTTGATTCCGGAAGAGAGAGCCAGGGAGATTATTCAGGGCGTGGTCGCACAGTCAGCAGTACTGGCACAGGGACGCAGGCTTCCGAACATGTCCAGCAGAACTTACCGCATGCCGGTACTGGATATGCTTCCGCTCGCATACTTCGTGAACGGGGATACGGGGCAGAAAAAGACAACGAAAATGGCATGGGACAAAAAGATCATCACGGCGGAGGAAATCGCAGTGATTGTGCCGATTCCCGAGTCCGTACTGGATGATTCTGAATATGACATTTGGGCAGAGGTGAGACCGCGGGTCGAGGAAGCATTCGGAAAAGTCATTGATGGGGCAATCCTCTTTGATGAGAATAAGCCGGATTCTTGGAGAGATGGTATCGTAACGACAGCCACAAAAGCAACAAGCGTAGTGACGCTTGGAGCATCTGATGATCTCTATGACAAGATCATGGGAGAGGGTGGTGTGATTGCAAAAGTAGAGGAGTCGGGATTCTTTGTTACAGGGCATATGGCAGACATCTCAATGAGAGCGAAACTGCGTGGACTGAAAGATAGCACGGGAAATCCAATCTTTAAATCTGACATGCAGAACGGCACAAGGTATTCTCTTGATGGATCAACAATGAATTTCCCGAACAATGGAGCCTTTGATAAGTCAAAAGCGCTGATGATCTCAGGCGACTTTTCTCAGCTTGTGTACTCTATCAGACAGGACATTACCTTCAAGTTGTTTACAGAGGGCATCGTGCAGAATACAGATGGCACGATTGCTTACAACCTGATGCAGCAGGATATGGTTGCATTAAGGGCGGTGATGAGGCTTGGCTGGGAAATCCCGAACCCGATCAACTCGCTGAAGACGGATAAAACAAAGAGATGTCCGTTTGCAATCCTGAAATCAGGATCTTGATGGGAGGTGTGAAAGATGCAGATTGTTGATGCGATCAAAAATCTTGCAGTTGCAATGAAAGGCAGCGGATCCGTGGAAGATATCACCACGGATCAGATTGCTGAGGCGATTCAGTACATAGCAGATAATTGGGAAACAATTTCTGCTGGGATTGGCGGCGGAGGCTATGAGCTTCCTGCGGCATCAGAGGGTGCCTTGGGAGGAGTTAAAAAGGCTTCCACTGTTGCGGCTGTTTCGGCAGCAGATGTTGGCGCTGCCGGGGAAGCCTATGACCAAGCGGTGGTTCAGAGCGCGGCGACATTGGCAAATGCTAATAAAGCCGCTATCAATGCTATACTGGCGAATCTTAAAGCGGCGGGGATCATGGCGTAAGGAGCGTGATACTATGAAATGCTATGCGGACTATCCATTTTATACAGGTAAATATCACGGAGAGATGGATGAAGCAGACTTCCAGCGTCATATCCTTACTGCTTCGCAGTACATCAGATATATGACAATGGGCCGGGCGGATGAGTATGAGGGTGATGAACTTAAATATGCTGCGTGCGAGTCGGCGGATATTCTATACTCTGCGAGTCAGTCTCTTTCTGAGTCCGGCGAGAAGAAGAGTGAGAATACAGACGGATATTCTGTTAGCTATGTGACACAGGGAAAAGACGGGGAGACAAGCGAGGAGTTGTCAAACAGGAAGATAAGCGGAGCGATCAGGAAATGGCTCATTCCAACCGGATTGCTTTATGCAGGAGTGAGGTGCGGTCATGCTTACAAACACTGAAATAACGATTTTCAATCGTTTTCCGGACAAGGAGTCTAAGAAATTTATATACATTCCCCATTATGTTGCACCGGTCTGGTTTTACAGGAATCAGAAGATTTCAGTTGTGGATGGCGGGATGATCAGCGCAGAAGCTTTTCAGATCAGGATACCGCGCCGAGTTTGTGAAGGATGGCTGCCACCGGAAGAATTTAACTCATCGTCGTATCCGATGGGAAGATGGACCGTGCAGAATGATGATCTGTTTATCGTGGGACAGTGGTATGGCAGTATGCGGGTAAACGGTATAGAAGAAATAAAAAGAGAGTTCTCGGGCGTGGTTGGAAAAGTGCTCAGCCATTCCGAGAACTTTTTCGGTTCTTCTCCGCACATCAGGATAGGAGGCGGTGTCTAATGGCAACGAAGATCAGACTTCAAATTGATCCGGTGGATCGGATCCTCCTGAAGAGGAATCTGAATAAGAATGGGAAGGGGCAGCATTTTCTCACTCATGAAGTGCGGAGGGTGCAGACTCCTTATGTTCCGTTTAGATCCGGATTTCTTGCGGAGGACTCTGTTACCGAAACAGCGACGACAATTACTCATAATGCCCCGTATGCACGCCGCCAATATTATGAGAACCGTGGAACTGGTCTGAGAGGTTCGCACTGGACAGAGCGCATGTGGGCAGATCGCGGGAAAGAGATTGTAAAAGCAACGGCGGCGTATTGCGGAGGTAAGGCAAAATGAGTGTAGCAGTGAAAGTCAAAGAGTTTATAGAGGGGTGCCCGTTCCTGAAAGAGTTTGAGCAGATGTTCCCAGTGGTGAACACAGATATGTTGGGCGAAAATACAACGTCGTACAGCATAGAGAGTACGCCGGCGGAACCGATCGTCAAACGCTATACGAATGGGGACACAGTCCGGCAGTACGTCTTTTCTTTGTGTTCCCGGGAGCTGTACGGAGAATCTGAAAATGAGGAAACGGCAGAGTTTTACGAGAAGTTTGCCGACTGGCTGGATGAATGCACGGCAAACAGAAATCTTCCAGGGCTGTCCGGGCAGCTACAGAGCCGGTCGATCCGGGCGACAACAGGCGGTTATCTCTATGACAACCAGGGCACAAAGTGCCAGTACAGGATACAGTGTCAATTTATTTATTTCAAACGGAGGTAGGAAAATATGATGAAAATGAACATTCAGTTCTTTGCTGAAACAAATACCGGCGTTGTGGGGCGCCATCAGCATGCAGATTACATCGATGTAACGGGCGGATCTGATTCGCCACAGTATGAACTGATGGGAACCGGATTTACGCAGATTGACAGTTCCCCGTCAGCGCAGACCACATCGAAGAGATATGTCAACCAGAAATCAGCAACGCAGTCAATCGGATCCTATGAATGGACAGCTCCTCTGGAGTTTGATCTGATCCGGTCAGAGAAAGCGGTAGCGTTTATCGCAGATATCGGAGAAAACGAGAAAACAGGAGTGGATGCCGAAAGTCTCTATGTCCAGGTGTATCTGGAAAAACCGGTAGATTCAAAGCAGAATACATTCGAGGCAAAGCAGAGACGTGTCGCTGTTGAGATCTCTGATTTCTCGGACAATGACGGTGAGATCCAGGGATCCGGAAACCTACTCGGCAAAACTGACTGGGTAAATGGTGAGTTCAATACCCAGACAAAGACATTTGCACCAGCTACGGAAGTGGGGGAATCGTAACCCTCGCTAATAAAGCCTTGATTGGCGAGGGTGTAACTGGAGAGGCAACAATCGGAGAGGAGGATGATGCTACATGATTATTCACGGTGTAGAGCTTGATTTTCATCTGTATGACAAAGATAAAGCAGATGTGAAAGAACGGTATTTTGATGCACTTGAGAAAATGAAAGGCGTAAAGGGCGAGATGCCGGAGGGAACGGAACAGGAGCAGAATAAGTATCTGTGTGATCGGATCAAAGGATTATTTGATTCGGTCTTCGGAGAGGGGACGGGAATTGCTGTCTGTGGCACTGATAACGATCTCCTGGCGCACTTAGAAGCATATGATCAGCTTGTGTCTGAGCAGATTAGGCAGCAAGAGAAATATGCGGCGATCATGAAGAGAGTGAAAGGCATGTCCGCGGTGATGCCAAAATGAGCGTTCTGACGGAACGGTTTCCGGAGACTCTGAGTGTAGACGGTGTGGAATGTCCGATAAATCCGGATTTCCGCACCGTCCTTCGGTGTTATGAGATTCAGGGAGATAAGAGTGAGTTATCCGAGGGCGAACTGCTCAAGATGCTTCTGATGTTCTACAGAAAGCAGAAGCTGTTTTCTGAGGGGCATATCAATCAGATGTTCTGGTTTTTCTCCTGCGGACGGGAGAAAAAGAAAAAAACATTCCCGAGAAAGATTGCCGGTATTAACAATAAGCAGCCTTTTGACTTTGTGGAGGATGCCGATCTGATCTATGCCGGCTTCCAGCAACAGTACGGCATTGACCTGCAGAAAGAGGACATGCATTGGTGGAAATTTATGATCCTGCTGGAGAATCTGGGCTCAGATACACGATTGAGCCGGATCATGGAATATCGAACGATTGACACAGCAAGCAAGCATCTGTCGAAAGAACAGCGGAAGTTCTACCAGGCGATGCAGAGGTACTACGAATTAAGACTACAGCAGGTGCATGAGATGAGCGAAAAGGATCGCATGATCGAAGAGGCCCTGATGAACGGCGGAGATGTGGGCGAAATACTGAGGGGTGATGACCATTGAGAAAATAAAGTGTGAGGAATGCGGGCATACCTTACTGTTCGCAGAAGTTGTAAGGGGAGAGATTAAGTGCCCGCGGTGTAAGAAAATCAATAAGATCGAATATCCGGCAAAGGGAAGAGTTCAGAGGCGCACCGGCGAGTAGCGTCCAAGCCTACTTTGCGTGAAACAAGGTAGGTGAACTATATTGGCAGACGGAAAAGTCGTAATTGAAACGGGGCTGGATTCTTCCGGCATAGAAAAAGGTTTAAAGAGCCTTGGCAGTATTACAGCGAAAGGTCTAAAAGCCGCCACTGTCGCAATCACCGGCACGGCGACCGCCCTTGGAGGAGTCGCCGCGGCAGCGATAAAAGTCGGCTCAGACTTTGAGGCGCAGATGTCCCGTGTACAGGCTATATCCGGGGCGACCGGAGAAGAGTTTGAACAGCTTCGACAGCAAGCGATAGATCTTGGGGCTGACACAGCGTTTTCAGCGAGCCAGGCCGCGGAAGGCATGGAGAACCTGGCGGCTGCCGGATTCACGACAAATGAGATTATGGAAGCGATGCCCGGCATGCTCGACCTTGCGGCGGCATCCGGCGAAGATCTGGCGAACAGCGCGGATATTGCTGCATCAACCCTGAGAGGGTTCGGTCTTGAAGCATCCGAGGCGGGGCATGTAGCGGATGTGCTTGCCGAGAACGCGAACCGAACAAACTCTTCTGTTGCAGAAACTGGCGAGGCGATGAAATATATCGCTCCGCTTGCAAGGGCGGCAGGAATCAGTCTGGAAGAGACTGCGGCAGCTATCGGTATTATGGCAAATGCCGGAATCCAGGGATCGCAGGCAGGAACAACCTTGAGAGGTGCCTTATCGAGGCTGTCTAAGCCCACTTCGGATATGCAGGAGGCGATGGATGATCTGGGAGTTTCCTTCTATGACTCAGAAGGAAAAATGCTCTCGCTTACTGATCAGGTTGGGATGCTCCAGTCAGCGATGGAAGGTATGACGGATGAGCAGAAGAACAACTATCTGGTTACGCTCTATGGACAGGAAGCTCTGTCCGGAATGCTTGCGTTGATCAACGAGGGTCCGGAAAGTCTATCCAGCTTGACGGCAGCGTATGAATCATGTGATGGGGCAGCTCAGGCGGCTGCAACGACAATGCAGGACAACCTGAAAGGAGCTGTTGAAGCCCTTTCTGGATCAGCAGAAACGCTCGGGATCGTCTTCTACGACAGCGTGTCGGGAAGTCTGAGAGATGCTGTCCAGGCTGTTAATGACAGTGTGGATAGTATCACGGACGCTTTTAATAATGGCGGTATGAATGCCGCTATCTCGGCGGCCGGTGATGAATTTGCGAACCTTGCGACCGCGGCGGCTTCCCATGCGCCTGAAATGGTGGATGTGGCTGTCAATTTCATTCAGTCATTTGCTGGCGGGATTGCCAGCAACCGCGGCAAGCTGATCGGCGCGGCAGGAGAAGCAGCGGAGGCGATAGCATCAGGGCTTGCGGAGCTATTGCCTTCAGAATTACGGGAACCGGTTGAAGATGCGATTGACGCAATATCGGACTCGTTGAGCTCTGGTGGACTGAAAAAGGCCGGGGAGACAGCGGTCAATACGCTCGAAAATGTGATTGATATTGTTGGGAAACTGGCAGAAGTCGCTATTCCGCCCCTTACCGACGCGCTGGATTTTGCTGCCGAGAATCTCGATCTCGTGGCGTCTACGGCGACAGTGGCATTTACGGCGTTCAAAGGATACAAGGTTATCACGAGCGCAAGCAAAGCGGCAAAAGCATTGACGGCTACGACAAAGATGCTATCAGCTGCCGAAAAGGCGAATGCGCTTCAGGTGCTGGCGGCGTCTGGTGCGCTGACTGCTAAAGAAGTGATCATAGGTGTTCTGACCGGTAAGATTAAATTGGCCACGGTAGCACAAATGGCGTGGAACGCCGTTATGAATGCCAACCCAATCGGTCTTTTGGTTACAGCAATTGGTGCGCTGGCGGCGGGAATCGGCGTCTATGTACTCACCCAGAAAGATGCTGAGACGGCAACAGACAAGGCAAATAGAAAGCTCGCAGAACAGGCGGAGGCGATTCGCGAAACACAGGCGGCCAGGCAGGAAGAAGTTTCTGGTATTCAGGCAGAGTATGGTCATTATCAGCAGCTATGGAATGAACTACAGGGGATAGTCGACCAGAATGGAAAGGTAAAAGAGGGGTACGAAGAGCGGGCTGCTTTTATCACTTCCACCTTATCTGATGCTCTGGGCGTAGAGATTGAGATGACCGACGGAACTATACAAAAGTATAGTGAGTTGACCGATTCAATCGATCAGGTGATGCAGAAGAAAAAAGCAGAAGCCCTGATGAACGCATATGAGGATGATTATACGGAGGCGCTTAAGAATCAAAATGAAGCAGCGAAAGAGTTGTCCCGTACTTACGATGATTATGGTGCTGCACAACAAAAAGTTAATGATTTACAAGATGAATATACCAGACTTGCAAAAGAATCTGCGAATGGGAATTCTGAGGCTACGATAAACCTTCAGAATCTCGAAATGCAACAGCGAACTGCTAATGAAGAACTTGAGAAAGCAAAGACAGCTTACAATAATGCGAAGACTGCTTCAGAAGAGTACAGCACAACGATTTCAAACTATGAAACAGCTATGGGGGCGCTTGAGTCTGGAAGTGAGGACGCATCTGCAGCTGTACTTGCTTTGTCAGATGATTTGAAAAGAGCCGGTTCTGCGAGTGAAGAATCCTTACGAGAGCAGGTTGAAGCATTTGGCAACAGCTATGATGAAATGAAAGTTGCGGCAGCGGAAAAAGGATCCGGTGTTACGACAGAGATGGTCAATCAGTCCAGAGCTATGTGGCTCATGGCGCAGATTGAATACGAGAAAGGCACAACTAATAATGAAGCTCTAATCCAGCAGTGGCAGTCAGAAGTTAATGCACTGTTATCAAATTCGGGAGGTCCCGAAGCTGCCGCTCAGGAAGGACAGGAAATCACTTCGTCTATGGCGGCAGGCGTGTCCAGTAAAACAGAGGCGGTTATGTCCGCTGCATCTGCAGTTTCCATTGCTGCTAGTACTGCGCTTGGATCAGCAGACACAAGGACGACAGGGCAAAACAAAGGCGCAGAATATGTCGCGGGAATCGTTGCGAAGACCGGTGCGGCATATGCTGGCGGAGTAGAGCTTTCATCAAATGCAGATTCAGGAGCGCGATCATCAACAGGTTATGATGCAGGATATGGATTTGGGTCAGGGTTTGTATCTGGAATCAATGCTTGGGTCGGAAGTGCTGTTGCATCCGCGGCAAACCTTGCTGCGCAGGCTTTGCTGTCAGCAAAGCAGGAAATAGATTCAAACTCTCCGGCGAAAGAAACAATAAAGCTCGGAAAATATTTCGGGCAGGGATTCGAGATCGGTATTGATAGTGAAGTAAAGGCGGTTGAAAAGTCCTCCGAAAATCTTGCGAATGCCGCTCTGAAATCCCTTGATATGGCAGCCATATCATCCCGTATGCGAGAGACGATGGCGCTTAATACCGACCGTATTGCGAAATCATTCGCCGTAGAGTCGAGCAGCACAATAATAAGCAGACAGCAAGCTGAGAACCTGATGAAGCTGTCGGATGCTGATATAGACCGTCTGGCGATGAAGCTTGGCAAAGCCACAGCAAATGGCGTCTCGAAAGGTCAGAGTAATCGACCAATCTATCTCGGAACAGACAGGATCGACAAACCATTACCGAAAGGAGCGGTGCCTCGAGTATGATTACAGCATATTATAAAAATTCTCGTGGTGAGATATTAAATCTTATAAAATATCCGTACCTTACTGCTGAGGCCGACTGGTTCGACTCGGACTGGGAGGAAAGCAGTTCAGGTTATCAGAGAACAGTACAGGTCGATGTGTACGGAAATGATGATGAGCTTATTCGGAACATGGAGCACTTATACAGCGTCATCGCTGTGGATGCAGAGGAAGATACATACGGCCGATTATATGTGAACGATACTTTCCTGCGCTGCCGGATCCAGTCGTCTACAAAATCGAGCTGGAAAGGGTATGTGTACTCTGAGGTGGAGCTAACCTTCATTGCTCCGGAGCTGGCATGGACAACCGAGGTTACCCGTCAGTTCTTTTCACAGTCTGAAGGAGCCGGATCGAGTGGGCTTGACTATCCATATGATCATCCGTTCGACCTTGCTGACGAGGATCTGGGTGTTGCCACATGGAATATTGACCATGTCAGGTCAAGCGAATTCCAGATGATCATGTATGGCCCTTGTACGAATCCATATGTACTGATCAACAATCATGCGTATGCAGTGTATACCGATCTGGAGGACGGGGAGTATCTGATCATCGACAGCCGGAGCAGTACTGTGTATAAGTATCTGTCTAATGGAACAGTGGAAAACCTCTTCCATGACCGCGGGCTTGCCGACTCAGTGTTCGAGCCGATCCCCTCTGGTCTGCTGCGGATCAACTGGTCTGGCGCGTTTGGTTTTGATCTGACGCTGTTTTTGGAGAGGAGGGAGGCTCGATGGTAATTCTGGCCAACGAGAATCTACGGGAGCTGGGCGCCATAAAAGACGCGAATGTAACTGTAGACCTTAATGGTGATCGTACATTTTCTGTACAGATCGCACGGAGTAACTGGTGGCCGGAGCTGACATTCTCCAGCCTGATCTATATTATGGGGACTGAGTATGGTGGAATCATCGGAGAAGTCCTGACAGACACGACGCTGGATTACGTTGAGCTTAAGGGGCTGTCCTGGAGAGGGCGCCTGGCAAAGAAGATCATTCAGCCACCGACCGGATCGGACTATAAGGTCGTATCTGGAGAATTGCATACAGTCATGAAGAGCCTGATCGAGCCTGAGTTCGACGGGCTCCTTGTTGTATCTCAAGAAGATACCGGGGTGAATGTTAGTAACTATCAGTTCGACAGGTACTGCACGTTGTATGACGGTCTTGTGAAGATGCTGAAAAGCAAATGGTACCGCCTGCAGCTGTCGTTCCGGCGGGAGCAGGGCGAACCGGGATACCTCTTCGTTGAGGCTGTTCCGATCGTAGATTATTCGAACCGAATCGAGTTATCCAGGGACTGCCAGCTAAACTATACGATGGATGATAAGCGAGATGGAGTGAACCACCTGATCGTGACTGGAAAAGGTGAACTGCAGGATAGAAATGTATTCCATCTGTATGTACAGAAAAACGGTAGCATTGGAAAGACGCAGTATTACACTGGTCTACAGGAGAGTGCAGAGGTATATGAAAATACATCCACAGAGACGGATGAACTGGAAGAAGCGTCTCGGAAGAAGCTACAGGAGCTGATGAATAAGAAGACGTTCAAGATGGACATTGCGGCTCTAGATATTGATGTTAATATCGGAGACATTGTCGGTGGCAGAGATTACCTGACCGGACTGTATATGGCAAAGCCGGTGGAGAATATCGTCTATGAACTAATCGATGATGTCGAATCGAAAACCTATAAACTGGAAGGAGAAGATGAACAATGAAGATAATGACTGGAAAAACTGGCACTCCTCATGTGACCAGTCAGCAGTTCCGGCAGTTAGTCGAGGGAACTGTCGGGCAGGATAGCTATATTCTGTCAAGCGGTGAAAATCTGGAACCCGAGCTGCAGACAAACAACCTGCTGAAGATCCGCAGTGGCATGATGTCGCATCACGGGAATCTGTCTGTGGTGGAGTTGGGGACATATGACGAAGTAACGATTCAGAACGGTACGCAGGGAATGCAGCGCATTGATCTGGTCGTTAACCGGTATACGCGGAATGAAGAGACAGGAATTGAAAAGAATGAGTGGGTAGTGATTATGGGGACGCCGGCAGCGTCAGATCCAGTAGCTCCAGCATATACGGAAGGAAATCTGCAGGAGGGGGATCTGGTGGATGATTGCCCGGTATTTGAGGTACATCTGGACGGGATTAACGTGACAGAAGTGGTGAAATTACTGGATGTGACGCCAGACATCCCTACGCTAAATGCGTCTTTATCTGAGTTGAAAGTCTATGAAACCGACAACAATGGAGGTTGGACCGTAGTCAAGCATAAAAATAAGTGGACTGAGTTGCATATAACGGCTATGATCCCTCGGGCAAGTACCGAAACATATAGCCTCGCGCTTAATTTTCCTGATGGGATACGGTTGAGGAATGCGCAGACTTTCATTACTCCGGCCCGCAATGGCTGGAATGTCGCAAATTATTATCATAACAACGACAGTCAAGACTCTATGACAGTGCCGATTGATCACACAAATCTAGTATTTTCGGCGAAAACAGCTCAGTCGCTTACCTATTATTTTGAAGTGATTGTCTGTGGTTTTGAAACCTGACGATATTTGTAGATGATGGCATCGCATTGTTATTGAGCCCATCCCTCAAGTCTTGATGGCAAAGAATGCATGTCTAAACCATTCCACATTGCTGATGCTGACTTGACTTGATGTAGCCACCTGTAAGTGGATCGTGTGTTGCTCACTAAGGTTCAGGCGAGTGGCGGCAAAGTATTTTCCCATTACATGAATATTACCGGTATCATTGACTACCATAAATGGATAGTCAGACACAGAGCGGAAACCAACAACCCAATTTCCAGCCCCCAGAGTTATCGGGTTCGCAAATTCAGCCCCGTATTGTGATGCTGTTTTGACCCAGAACTGCTGTCGAATTTCTTCGCTATTTATTAACTCAGACAAAGACGCATTTAGCATATAGATTCAAAAAGAAAGGATGATGAAAATGAAAATTATATTCAATGATGCCACCGAGATTACCGTTCAGCAGGTGGAAAACCACGGCGACTGTCTGCGCATACTGACCGTTGGGAATACCCCGGAGCAGCTTAAAGTGTTGTTCACTGACACGAGCCGCACATCGAAGATGATCGTGCAGGAGCGCGGGCAGACCATCGCTACATATGAGGGATACACTGCGTTTTACAGGACGGAGATCTACACCGGACAGATATACGGTGTAATAATGTATAAGCAGGAGACGCTGCCGGAGGCTCAGTCGGCTATGGTCCAGGCTGCTGTACTGGTCGCCCAGATGCAGGCACAGGATCTGGATGATGCACAGGCGCTGACTGTTAAGGCAATCTATCCGCAGTGGCAGGAGGTCATCGGACAGACGGTGAAGCAGGGATTCAAGTTTTTGTACGGCGATGTTTTATACAAGGTTATTCAGCCCGATGGACTGACCATCCAGGAGCAGTATATCCCGGGAGAGGGTACGGAGAGCCTGTATGCAGTAATTAATGAGACCAATGCTGGCACGCAGGAAGATCCGATCCCTTACTCTGGCAACATGGCATTAGAGAATGGCAAGTACTACAGTCAGGATGGAGCGATTTATCTGTGCAACAGAGATACCGAGATTCCAGTATATCAGGATCTGAAAGATCTGGTCGGCTTGTATGCAACAGCAGTGGAATAAGAAAGGCGGGTAGCATATGGCAGAGATCAAGGAAGTGAAGACGGAGAAAACGACCGTGAATGTCGGGGAGCGTATTCATGTGTCATTTGAGTTCTGGTATGAGCAGGATTATCCTTATGATTACCCGCATGACTACCCGATATCATCCGAAAGAAAGTGAGGAAGTAATTATATGAGTGAAATTACAAGAGCATATGCCGTCTATAAGAGCCAGCAGTATAATGCGTCATATAGCGGGGGAGAGTGGAGCGTAGACATCCCATCTGGATCAGAATCATCATACAGCCAGGCAAACCATACATACCCGATTGAGCTGCACGCATTTGACGCGGCGGGCAATGAGACAATCATGTATGCCACGGACGATACATACGGAGATCAGCTGAATATTAGAGTATTGGAGAAGACCAAGCCGACAGCTACGATTGTATCTCCGACGCAGGGATCTGTCCTTGGATCAGCAACGCAGGATATTGCGATGGAGCTTTCTGATGCTGGCGGATCCGGACTCAATATGGCATCCGTTATTTTCAAGGTCAACAATGTACAGGTTACACAGGGCGTGTCATGGCAGGACGGAGCAGACGGAAAGAAGACCTGCACGTATCATGCGACCAACCTCAGCGATGGATCGAACTCTGTATCCTTACAGGTAACAGATAATGATGGTAACGTATCTGACGTTGCGACGGTATCCTTTGTCATTTCCACATCTGCGCCGACTCTGAATGTGACATCTCCGGCAGAGGGCCTGGTCACAAACAGTAATACAGTGACAGTTGCAGGTACAGCAGCGGCCGGATCTGATGCCGTAACATTGACTGAGGTGACGATCAATGGTGAGCCGGCTGATATTGGCGAAGGAGGAGCATTCTCCAAAGAGGTGTCTGGACTTCCGGATGGCGCAAACACCATTACTGTAGTAGCTAAGGACAGCCTGGGCAAGACTACGACCGTGACACGGCACGTTACAGTCGATACCAAGGCGCCGATCATCAGCGACGTAGAGGCTGAGGCCACCACGGTAGACGCTAACAGCACGATCCACCTGACCTTCAAGATCGTGGATCCGGCAGACTGATATGATTATCAGGGTGTGGGGAATTGTGAATTCCACGGAAGTGGAGTTCTCTCCTGTCCCAGACCGTCCGGGGTACTGGGAAGGGACTGCCCCTAGAATGCCGGGGTTGCAGGATATAGAGATATGGGCGGAGAGTAGCACAGGAGCAAGAGGGTATCTACAATGTACTGTGATGCTTGATTATCACGCACACACCGAGGCGCGACTGCTGGGGGATCAGATAGAGGCAGACCTGATTGACACAGACGATAAGGTACGCCTGTTGTTGCTCCCCTGGGCGGCTCAGCTCGCTGCGTTCCGAGCGGTGGATCTTCTGCCTGAAAGATATAATGCATGTTTGAAAGGATGTAGAAAGGCGGTGAGTGGATGACGGAGAAGGCTTATTTCGAGCTCGGCGAAAAAAAGTATGTATGCATCAGCGTGCGGAGTACGAATAGGGAGCCCTTTGACGTGACTTCTGCGAAATATATCCTACGCAATGGAGATCAGACAGAGGCATCGGGGAGCTGCGAAATCGACAGACGCAGCGATACGGAGACTATTCTATCCGCACTGATCCAGCCGATGATCAAAGGCGCGACGTATACATTAGAGTACACCTACGAGATCCCTCCAGAAATACTTAAGCATGAGGTGAGGGTATTGGTGAAATAAGGCAGGTGAGAATATGGCAATCCGAGACAGACCGTAACAGGTCTTATTTTTATACACTTAATTTAATGAAAGAAGTGAGGTATATGAAGAAAATGGAACATGCAACAGCTATTAAAGCGGTATTTACTGCGATTTTTGCGTTTTTGTCATCACTGTTAGGGATTTTGGCTATCCCCGTGATCCTAATGGTTACATGTAATATCATTGATTATGCAACTGGACTTATGGCAAGCCCGTACCGTAATCAGGACATCAACTCTTATAGAAGCATCCGGGGGATCGCGAAAAAAGTGAGCATGTGGATGTTGGTAATCGTAGGGGCCATTATCGATCAGTTGCTGATTTATACCGCGGATACAATTGGATTTTCAATGCCGTTCAGTTATTTTGTCGCGTGCATTGTTGCGATATGGATTATATGCAACGAAATTATAAGCATCCTAGAGAACATGAAGGACATGGGCGTGAACATTCCTACATTTCTGGAACCGATCGTCAAAAACATCAAAACGCAAGTCGAGGATAAGACGAATAAAGGTAATGATTCAGAGGGCGAGTGATCGCCCTCTTGTTGCGACGTTGCAACAGAAAGGAGAAGACATGGTAGAGAACGTAAAAGAAATCGAAGGACAGGAACTGGACGTGGACGTAGAGCCGACTGCCGAGGAGATTGCGGCAGCTGAGGCGTCAGTAGCAGAAGAGGAGGAATAATTATGGCGGTATATAATGTACATGGAGGTCATAACAGCATCGTACCAGGTGCGTCAGGCTATCTTAACGAGGTAACAGAGGATCGCAAAGTAAAGAACAAGGTAATTGAGCTGCTGAAAACGGCCGGACATACCGTATATGATTGTACAGATGATTCTGGGAAGACATCCGGCGCAAATCTGGCTAACATCGTGGCAAAGTGCAATAAACATACAGTTGATCTGGACATCAGTATCCATCTGAACGCGGGTGGCGGCACCGGTACAGAAGTCTGGTATTATACAGGAAGCTCTACAGGAAAATCCAAAGCTGTAGCCGTAAGCAAAAAGATAGCAGATGCACTTGGTCTACGCGATCGCGGGGCAAAAGCATCATCCGGGCTGTATGTGCTCAAGCGCACAAAAGCAACAGCGATCCTGGTTGAGTGTTGTTTTGTTGATTCTACTACCGATCGAGACAAGTGGAATGCTGATATATGCGCGAAAGCCATTGTGGAAGCAGTAACAGGCAAGACAGTATCTTCCGGATCATCCAGTAACACATCCGGTTCGTCAAAGCCGTCTCCAGCGGGATCAAGTTCCTCTGGATCGGGGGCAAGCTATTATAAGGCGTTTAGTAGCATGTCAATCGTGGATGGGTTGAAATCTATCGGGGTTGATTCAGGTATGGCGAACCGGAAAAAGATTGCCGCAGCGAATGGCATTAACAACTACACTGGAACAGCTGATCAGAACACAAAGCTGCTCAGTTTGGCGAAACAGGGAAAACTTAAGAAGGCTGGAACATCATCAGGAATCGTATCGTCTGGAACGGGTTATTATAAGGCGTTTAGTAGCATGTCAATCGTAGACGGTCTGAAATCCATTGGCGTAGACAGCAGTTTCACAAATCGGAAGAAAATCGCGGCGGCGAATGGGATCAGCGGGTACACCGGAACAGCGGCTCAGAACAATAAGCTTTGCGCGCTGGCGAAACAGGGCAAGCTTAAAAAGGCATAAGAAAATCCCCGGGGTCACTTCCCCGGGGTATCCTTTTCGATAATCACCTTTCCGTCCTCGCATGTCAAAATCACCGATCTGTCGTCTTCTGTGACTCCCAGTTCCCGGATCATGTCTGCGGGAATTGAAACACGGTAGTTTTTTGTATTTGCTCCAGAATTCCCACCGGCCTTATTTATCATTATGTTACGCTTTACTTGCATATATCAGCCCTCCTTTTCTATTGACGTATATGGAAAATAATGTTATTGTATATTCATACACTAATACACGGGATTGTGTTGTAGTCCTTCCGCCCTATGTCGGAAGTGTTGAGTTGAAAGATACTTTTAGAATCTTGTTTTACGAAAAAAGAGGATGGATTTTTTCTATCCTCTTTTTCGTTTGTATTCTTCGTACATTGGCCTTGCCGCACCTTTCAGCACTTCGCTTTCTGTTTCTTCACGAATTTCTCCTGAATTTTCGAAGTATGCAATTTTCCCGCTCTCCTTCTGGATAACCTCGCAAGCACTAAGAGTATAGAACGGGCTTCTACTTTCCCTGTTTTTTTCTGCTCTCTGCATTATATCACAGATTGCCTTAAGTTGTGGGATAGAAAACTTCTTAAGATCTTCATCTGTCATAATGGTTTTTGCATACCACACCATTTTTTCTATAGAATCCTGCTTTTTCTCTAATAATTTTTCTTTTTTCATAATAATTCTCCTTAAAATTCATAATTTTCGATAAACCAGTTTGCAGTTTCGACTACTTCGCCTTTTGCGAATGATGTTTCAAGCACATTATTGTTGTTAAGATCAATATAACCTACAGAACGTCTACGATAATCGTTAATATAGATTCTTCTCAGGCTTCCACGTTCCCATAAGTTAAATGTGAAGTAATTGCTGTCAGAATCAAATTCTGTTCCGACATACATTGACTGTTTCCCATTAATAATTTTTGCTACTTTTGCGGATCTTTCAAATTTGATTTTTTCCATGATTTCTTTCGCTTCCTTCCATGCTTTTTTGAGTCCAGCGGAAATTGTCATACCCGCTTTTTTAACAAGCTCCCATGCTCTTTTCATAATTGTTGATAAGTTGTATTTCTTCATTTCCGTGTCCTCCTTGTTTATTTCCTTTCTGTGATTATATAATAACATACTGGACACCAGTAGTCAAGAGGAAAATGAAAGAAAGTTGAAAAAAATTTAAAATAATGCTAAAATCAAAATGTGTCACTTTTGTGTCATACGATTTCCGATTATACTGAATTTTAGGGCGTTTGCGGGTATTCGATCTCTTGACTTTTAATCAAGTTGTCCGGGGTTCGAGCCCCCGCACGCTCATTAGATCGAAAGCCCGAGAAATGGCGTAAATCCGTTGTTCCTCGGGCTTTTTTGTTGACTTTATCAAGCTGAAATGTAGGGGAAATAATAGATTGTAAATGTATCATTTCGGTTGCACATAAGGCATAATGTATCATTTTGGTATCATAACGCGGCGTTGATCGCGCCGGTGGAATCCTCCTTCTCCAGCATGATGTGATTGTATACCTTAATGACCATTGATTCTGTATCTCCGAGTAGCTGTGCGATGCGTTTGATTGACACCGTGGGTATCTGGTAGCATAACTGTGTACAGTAGTTGTGCCGGAAGATGTGCGCTGTCAGATCGCATGGCTCCCCGGTCACGTCTGATATCGCTCCCGCTATCCGGTTCCACATCTTGACGTAACTGCTGTGAGTTATAGGCTGACCGTTCCGCATCGTAAAGAGATATGTCCGGGATCCCCGGATTGATTCAACCCATGCGCGTACTACCGGGAATATCTTGTCTGGGATTGGAACAGTCCTATTCCCGTTCCGGCTCTTTGGTGGCTTTTGCTGTGGCCTGCCGTTTACAAATTCGTGTGACTTATTGACTGTCAGCTCCTTCCGAGTGATGTCCACATCAAATATAGTCAGTGCAAGAGCCTCTCCTCGCCTTAATCCGCAGCCGTAAAGGATATAGACGAATACTTTATCCATTGGTTTGAAATCTGCCTCAAATACGGCTTTACGCTCGTTAGAGGACAATGGGCGTTTTTCTCTTGCCCGGTAATCAGGTCGCTCAATTTGATCGAATATATCCGCAAACACATTGGCAGTGAATAGCCTGTCAGATACGGCGGACTCTAATATCTGCTTAACGGTCATGTAGATCTGTTGCTGGATGCGTTCGTGGCCGGATGCCTGATTTAATGCCCCCAGAAGATGCGATCGGTGCATATCGCAGAGATTCAGTCCGATCATATTGTTTAGGTGCTTGTCGATGATGTTGCTGTACATCGCGTTTGTGTTATTACTCCGCCCGGACTTGTATATATCTTGCCAGTTCCTTGCGTATTCCAAAAACAATATATCTGTCTTTCGGATGTTTTTACGCTCTTCGACTTGCCGGGAGAACTCAGCTACCTTACGCTCTAAGTCCTTGCTGCTGACTTTTGACCGGATGAACTTGTAATGCTTTTTGTTTCCCTGATATGTACCGTCCCACACTCGTGCGGTGTAATATCCGTCTTTGCCTTTATGATATTTTGCGCTTGCCATTGTATCACCTTCCTGATTGAGTTATATTGAGTAAAATTAAATAAAAAGGGTATAAAAATAACAGCTGGTCTCTTGCCACCTGTCACCGAAGATGATACAATATTTTTGGTTAAGCTGTAGCATCTCCGGAGGTGTTATAGTAAAATCTCCCGACCACATGTCTGCTGTGCGGACAGGGAGTGCATTTTCCGCTCTGGTGTTGGCGCACCGGGGCGGTTTATATTTAAAAGCAAAAGCCCCGTATTACTACGGGGCTGTGCTTAATGAATACTGCTCGCCAGTTGACTGGGAGCCATGTCTTCTATACTGCCGGTAAACGGCTTTGTTTTTAGCGTATTCATTATATACCCCATTATATGAAGTTGTCAATAAAAAGATACTTGTTTTTAATGATCTTGACCTGTAAAATTATGTAATATTTCCTTATCAATTAAATCCAACTTTTCGTTTGATAATTTGACATTACTTAAAATGTCATAATTTGTTTTTGGGTCATAAATTCGTATTTTGCTGATAGTAGATATCTGATTGGTTAAGGCTATGCTGCCTCGCCTCATCTTCGCTACTTCATCCATCATTCTAAAAAGCAAATCCTGTTCAGATTTTGCTTTTTCAATATCAGATTTGATGGATGAAATAAATGATTCTTTCTCATCCTCGTCCGTTATTTCGATATCGTCAATGCGCTGTTGTAAATCAGCTATTTGAACATCTATGGTTTTACGTACCAATGATATTTTTGAACTAAGATTTGTAAATAATTCATTTCCCAAATAAACGCATCCCTTTTTCAATCTTTCAGGATCTGTCCAAGGCTTTACTGAGGTGAGTGGGATGACAGTAATAACTGGAGAATATATAGAATTATTTCTATCTACGACAACGCAATAGTGAAGACCGCCTTCTTCACTTCCAACATTATATCCTAGATGCGCTTTTATGATTTCACCGCGTTTATATCGCCTTAAACTGTTTGGTGAAAATTCACTTTCAAAAGACAGAAAAGTAGACCAATCCTCAAGCCAATAGCTTAGTTTATCAGCTTTGCTTCTCACTTTAGCATCCGGATGCTGAATCAATGAATCCATATATGCTTCGATTTTTTTGAGCGCAAGCTCTTTATGTTCAAATAGCTCACTCTGGGATAGATTACGTCCCATAATACACCTCTTTCCCCTGTTCCTTTGTACACCACTATATAATCGCCGAAGCGGTTATACCTTTTCCATGACTGCCAGATTAGGTATAAAATAGATTGTGTAATTATCCACTTCTACATATTCTCCGTACTTGTCCCTATAGCAGTCAATGCATTCCTGTAAATATTCTTCTGTCACATCCAGTTGTTCAGCTATTTCATGACGGTTATGGCATCCGGCACGGAATGATTTGATAATGCCGGACAGCCCGATCAGCTTGTTATATCCCCACAGACGTGCCTGTCGCTCCTGTTTGCGGTTACGAACATCATTCATATCAAGGATATTCCCAACTGATGTATGATGATGCCCGAGTTCTTCTGCAAGGACACAGGCTTTTTCTGCACTTGTTTCAATGTCTTTACGGATGGCAATACGCTTTCCCTTGATTCTACCATTATTGTATTTCAGGGGCTTTTCCTTTACGATAAGCCCTTCCTGATGAGCTTTGTCCAAAAGTGCTTCATAATTCATAAGTCAACACCTCCAGTCTATAGTGTAGTATAGAAGCTGTCCTATAAACCGGACTCAGAAATTCTCATCATCCATAATGTCGTTATCAGATGTGTCTGTGCCTTCTGGTACGTCAATGTCAGTACGGGCGTGGGCGGCGTTCGCATCCCAATGGGATGGCATTTCTATTATATTATCAGCACTTTCTTTTTCTTGCTCCGCCAGAGCTTTTGAACGTTCGTATTCCTCTTCAAGGGTGAAGTCCACCATCTTTTTTCCGTGATCGTCAAGGTCGCGGTATTTTCTTAAAAGCGCTTTTTCATCAAGGCTGACAACTAATTCCGTTAATGAGTTTGTTTCGTCTTGGTATAAGTAATTTGCGTCTATATTAAGAATATCCATTACTTTTGCTATGGTGGCTACGGTTGGCTCTCGATTCCCACTTTCATATCCAGATAAAGTGGATTTTGCAATACCCAATTTTTCGGCGAGTTGTTCTTGCGTTAATCCTGATTTTATTCTGCTTTCTTTTAATCTATCGTAAAAAGCCATTATATTCACCTCCCTTTAACAAGTATTATAATCGCAAAATATGAATAAATCAATATAAAAAGTTTGCGAAATGAATATTTTTGTGCGAATACATATTGACAAGTTCGCAAAATGAGAATATAATCAAGAAAAAGAACGCGTAACGCGTAGAAAGGAGGCGCTAAAGTTGCGTATTGCGGAATTCAATACCCCGGCTGCTGAAAATATAACAAGAATAATTGAAGAAAAAGGGTTGAAACAGGTGTATGTCGCAGAAAAAGCGGGATATAAGGCACAGGAATTAAGTGACATGCTGAATGGAAGGCGGCTGATTAAAGTGTGCGATATACCGCGAATTGCAACCGTCTTGGGAGTAAAAGCTGACGACATCTACGAAGCTGGAAAAAGAGGAGAATGATAAAAGGCTATTCCATCCGCGAAATAGAATAGCCCCTTATTAATTATTTTACCCGAATCGTTTTAGAAGTAGTACGGGTTCTATGTCCGTTGCTAACGGATGTGCGAACATGAATGCTCTTGCCATTGCTTGAAGGTCTGGCTGTAGAGCGAATCGTAATTCTTCTTGCCATATATTTTCACCGCCTTTCTTTATGCGAAACGTACAGATGGAGATTTGCCGCTTGAGCAGGACGAATAACAGGAAATCAACTGGTAATTATCGTAACAGAAAAGGCTGTCCAATAATACGGACTTTGTTTCAGACAGATGAGAAGGATGTGAAACACATGCTAACAGCAGCGAGAATGGCGCTCGGAGCGTTTCCGTTGACCGTAAAACAGCTCTCAGAGCTGACCGGTGACAGTACGGCAACGATCCGGCACAGAATCCCGGGCATCCGGGAGCAGATCAAGAAGGGCAGATATAACGAGTATGCCTTGATCGAGGCCAAGAAGGGGACCAGAATTAACTTCTATGTCTACTATGACTACGAAAAATTCCGTGAAGCTTTGGAAAATCGAAACACATGCAAGGCGGTGCCACCGTTTGATCCGGAGCGTATCGCGCAGATATGTCCGGTGACGCAGGAAGTTGTATTTGTTGATGAGGGAGGTGAGGAATAGTGACAGGAGATGTAAAAGAACTGAAACCGGAGTTGGATCTGATACCGGTGGAGAGGACAAACCTAATGCCGGCAGAAGTAACAAGGCGGGATCCGGCGCCCATCAGGCGGAAACGTAACAGGACGATCATAGGAATTGAGATTACAACTGTTGCATCGCTGTTACTGAATGTGATCCTGTCGGTGATCATCTACATACTGCAGGCGGGGCCGATCTGAAGGGAGGTGAGCGGAGTGAATGAACAGAATTTCAACTGGTGGAAACAGTGGGTAAAAGATCAGGTCGACGGGTACGAGGACGAGATCTCCCGCATGGTGCTCATAGCCGGATTTTTCAACGGGATACCGCAGAGAGCGACTTTTACAGCAGCTCAGGTCAGCGAAATACTCGCTCTCAGACGGACGGAAAAAGAAAAGCGCGCCCACAAAATCCCGGCAAGGCGTGAGGCGCACTAATAAATAACCAATTATATTTTAGCAGAAAGGCGGTAAAAAGTGAAGCAGAAAACAGTAAAAGTAACGACTGATAATAAGATCTCAATAATCGATGTTGATTTCAGCAATTTCAAAAGTATACAGGAGGCTGTCGGCGGACACTTCGAGACGGTCCGCACAGAGCGGATGCGGGCGGTGTTCGGAGACGGGGACTTGATCATGATTGTGGATGAGAGCGGATTGCTGAAGCAGCTTCCGGAGAACATGCTCGGCTGCGTCCTGTATGGGACGTATGAACACGGGCATCCGATCGTTGGCGACCTGATCTTTGCGCGGATCCAGGGCGAAGACGTTGTTGGCCTGGATGATCCGGAGCGGTTGAAGTGGATATTACTGAATGGATTTGTTGGATTGAAGGAGGAACTGTAGTTGGACAGCGTAAAAATTAACAAACTTGAAATCGAAAACGTGAAGAGAATCAAGGCTGTGAAGATCGAACCGACAGCAAACGGTCTGACGATTGTAGGCGGGAACAACAATCAGGGAAAGACATCAGTGTTGGATTCCATTGCGTGGGCTCTGGGAGGAGAAAAGTACCGCCCCTCCAAAGCACAGAGAGAAGGATCCACAATTCCGCCGACATTACATATTGTATTGAATAATGGTCTGGTCGTAGAAAGAAAAGGAAAAAACAGTGCCCTGAAAGTAACGGATCCTAATGGTGGGAAAGGCGGGCAGCAGCTCCTGAATGAGTTTGTGGAACAGCTAGCCTTGGATCTTCCAAGGTTTATGGAAAGTTCAGGAAAAGAGAAAGCCCAGACTCTTCTTAAAATCATCGGTGTTGGCGATCAGCTTGAGATCCTGGACAGAAAAGAAAAAGAACTGTACAACAGTCGGCTCTCGATCGGGCAGATAGCAGACCGGAAAAAGAAGTTTGCTGACGAACAGCCTTATTATCCGGAAGCACCAAAAGAATTAATTTCTCCATCCGAACTGATCAAACAGCAGCAGGAGATCCTTGCGCGGAACGGCGAAAACCAGAGAAAAAGAGAGCGACTGAATGAGATTACCATGAATAAACATCGGGTTTTTGATGATATCGGGCGGCTGGATGAACAGATCGCAACTCTCCAGAAGCAGAAGGAGCAGTTAACAGAAGAATATAATCAGGCTGTCAGAGATGAAGAAACTGCACAAAAAACAGTCATGGAGCTTCAGGATGAGTCCACCGCCGAACTGGAAGCGTCTCTTGCCAATATCGAGGAGATCAACCGGAAAGTCAGAGCAAACATGGATAAAGATAAAGCAGAGGATGATGCTCTGGACTATAAGAACCAGTACAATGCCCTGTCGATTGAGATCGATAAGACCAGAAAAGAGAAAACGGATCTGCTGCAGTCTGCAGAGCTTCCGCTTCCGGATCTGTCTGTAAAGGACGGAGAACTGATCTACAAGGGACAGCAGTGGGACAACATGTCCGGATCTGACCGGTTGAAAGTGTCCACAGCTATTGTCCGGAAACTGAATCCGAAGTGTGGATTTGTCCTTTTGGACAAGTTGGAGCAGATGGATCTGAATACATTGCAGGAGTTTGGCCAGTGGCTGGAACAGGAAGGACTGCAGGCGATTGCCACGAGAGTGAGCACTGGAGACGAATGCAGCATCATTATCGAGGATGGATATGTAAAGGATGAAGGACCGATGCCCCAGCAGAAAGCCTGGAAGGAGGGAACATTTTGAAGATAACCAGAGGAAAGATCAATAAGGCAAAAAAGATCGTCGTATATGGACCGGAAGGAATTGGGAAGTCCACATTTGCAAGTAAATTTCCGGACCCTGTATTTATCGATACAGAGGGGAGTACAAATGACATGGACGTGGCGAGACTTCCGCGGCCAACAAGTTGGACAATGCTCCTGGAAGAAATCGACTATGTAAAAAAGACAGTTGGACTCTGCAAGACTCTTGTGATAGATACGATCGACTGGGCAGAGCAGCTCTGCGTAGAGTATATCTGTGCAAAGCATAATAAATCAGGAATTGAAGATTTTGGATATGGAAATGGGTATGTATACACCAAGGAGGAGTTCGGACGTTTTTTGAACCGTCTGACTGATGTGATTGAGGTAGGCGTCAATGTTGTATTGACAGCTCATGCCCAGCTTCGAAAATTCGAACAGCCGGACGAAATGGGCGCTTATGATCGTTGGGAGCTGAAACTGGGAAAAAAGACACAATCTCAGACTTCGCCCTTGGTAAAAGAGTGGGCAGATATGCTTTTGTTCTGCAATTATAAAACCCATACAGTAGCTGTTGATGACAAGGGTAAGAAACATAAAGCCATGGGTGGGAAGCGTGTAATGTATACGAGCCATCATCCATGCTGGGATGCAAAAAACAGATATGGGCTGCCGGAAGAATGTGAATTTGATTACAGTGTAATTTCCGGGATCATTGAAAAAGGAAGGTCTGTAGATCAGCCCCAAAATAAGGAACCTGTCCAGACTACCGCAGAGCCTGAAAAAAAGACTCCGGACTTTATGGATATTCCTGAAGGATCCCCAGAACAGATGGAATTTGATACAAGCCCATCGGAAGAACAGAAAAAGACAGAGGAGAAGCCACCTCATACAGAGCCGGACAAACCTGTGCCGCGCTCCAGTGCATTCCATGTTCGGGAGAGTATTCCAAAAGCTCTCCGTGATCTGATGGAAGAAAAACTGGTATCAGAAGAAGAGATCCAGCAGGTAGTTGCTGACCGGGGGTATTATCCGAGATCGACCCCGATCACAAATTACGATCCGGACTTTGTCTCCGGTGTACTGGTCGGGGCCTGGGGACAGGTATATGGAATGATTGAAAAACTGAGGGAGTCTTATGAAATCCCGTTTGATGAAAACAAGAAATAGGAGGATATGAATTTATGAGCGAGATGGACAGAGAATTAAACTGGGACGACGAAATCGAAAAAGATAATAGTTTCGTCACACTTCCGGAAGGAGACTATGATTTTGTGATCGATCACTTTGAAAGGGCACGTCATGCAGGCAGTGATAAGATTCCGCCCTGTAACAAAGCACTTGTATTTTTCCGTGTCATGGGACCTGACGGGCAGGAAACAACGATTCAGGAAGGATATATTCTTCATACGAAGCTGGAGTGGAAGTTATCCGAGTTATTCTGTGGCGTCGGACTGAAGAAAAAGGGCGAAAAGCTGAAAATGAACTGGCCGGCGCTTGCCGGGTTAAAAGGGCGTGCGCAGATTTCCCTTGACGCAGACACGAAAGATCCTAACAAGAAATATAACCATATCAAAAAGATTTATCCGTTCGAGGAAAAGAAGTTTGAGGCAGGGAAGTTTTAATGGAGCTGAGACCATATCAGAAAGAAGCAAAAGAAGCGGTTTTTGAACAATGGGGGAATGGGACCATGAAGACTCTTCTGGTCCTTCCTACCGGCTGCGGAAAGACAATCGTATTTGCAAAGATCACAGAAGACTGTGTAAGTCATGGGGATCGTGTGCTGATTTTGGCGCATCGCGGCGAGCTTCTTGATCAGGCTGCAGATAAGATCGCGAAAGCCACAGGCCTTGGATGTGCAACAGAGAAAGCAGAGCAGTCCTGCCTGGGGAGTTGGTTTCGGATCACGGTTGGATCAGTTCAAAGCCTTATGAGGGAGACTCGTTTGAATCGGTTCCCGGAAGACTACTTTAACACCATCATCATAGATGAAGCACATCACTGTATTTCAGACAGTTATCAGAGAGTCCTGAAGCATTTTCCGGATGCAAAGGTCCTTGGAGTAACAGCCACACCGGACCGGGGAGATATGAGGAATCTGGGACAGGTGTTTGAATCCCTGGCATACGAATATACGCTTCCAAAAGCAATCAAAGAAGGATATCTGTCTCCAATCAAAGCGGTGACTATTCCGCTGCAGGTCGATCTGACAGGAGTGGGTATCCAGTCAGGTGATTTTAAGGCAGGGGATCTTGGGACAGCACTGGATCCGTATCTTGAACAGATTGCAGAGGAAATGGAGAAATACTGCCGGGAGAAAAAGACTGTCGTGTTTCTCCCTCTTGTCAAAACAAGTCAGAAATTTCGGGATATATTAAATGCTCATGGATTCCGTGCAGCAGAAGTCAACGGCGAGAGCCAGGACCGCGCAGAAATCCTCGAGGACTACGCAGATGGAAAATATAACGTCTTGTGCAATTCCATGCTGCTTACAGAAGGGTGGGACTGCCCGGATGTAGATTGCATCGTAGTGCTGCGGCCGACAAAGGTTCGGAGCTTGTACTGCCAGATGGTGGGGCGGGGTACCCGGCTTGCACCGGGAAAAGACCACCTGCTTCTTCTGGATTTCCTGTGGCACACGGAACGGCATGAGCTCTGTCATCCAGCGCATTTAATTTGTGAAAGTGAAGAGGTCGCACAGAAGATGACAGAGAACCTGGAGAAAGACGCCGGTTATCCGGTGAACATTGAAGAGGCAGAAAAGACAGCTTCAGAAGATGTTGTCGCACAAAGAGAGGAAGCACTGGCACAGAAACTTGCAGAGATGAAGCGAAGGAAGCGGAAGTTAGTAGATCCACTGCAGTTTGAAATGAGTATCCAGGCTGAAGATCTGGCCGGCTATGTTCCGGCGTTTGGCTGGGAGATGGCGCCGCCATCGGATAAGCAGAAGCGAACGCTTGAGAAGCTTGGAATAATTCCGGATGAAATCGATAATGCGGGAAAGGCATCGAAGCTGTTAGAGCGTCTGGATAAACGCAGGCAGGAAGGCCTTACCACGCCAAAACAGATCCGGTTCCTGGAAAACAGAGGGTTCCTGCATGTAGGGACATGGCAGTTTGATACTGCGAAGAAATTAATTGACCGGATCGCGGGGAACGGTTGGAGAATCCCGCAGGATATTATCCCGTCAGAATATAAAGGAGCATGAAGATGGAACAAAGGGCAGATCTTTTAGAAATACTGGACAGTATCCATCCCGCGGATCTGGACTATCAGGAATGGGTAAATGTGGGAATGGCACTGAAGCATGAAGGATATACAGCAGCAGACTGGGACCGGTGGAGCCAGGGAGATCCTGCCCGTTATCATTCGGGAGAATGCTTCCGGAAGTGGGGCAGCTTCCACGGCTCAGCGGAACCGGTTACTGCGGGGACAATCGTGCAGATGGCGATCGATAGGGGATGGATGCCGGAGCGCGACCCTGGACACGAATTGGAATGGGATGATCAGATCGGTGAAAAGGATGATCTTGTTGTCATTGATAAAGGCTGGGTAGAAGGGAAAGAGATTCAGGAACCCCAAAACTGGGATCCGGCAAGGGATCTGATCCGATATCTTGAAACCTTGTTTGAAGCAGGGGAAAATGTCGGCTATGTAACACAGAGTTGGGAAAAAACAGATGAAAAGGGAACTCGGTGGCTTCCGACAAAAGGCAACTGGGACCGGACGGCCGGACAGCTGATACAGGAATTGAACCGGTGCAATGGTGATATCGGGGCAGTTGTCGGAGATTATACTCCCGAAGCAGGGGCGTGGATCCGTTTCAATCCTCTCGATGGGAAAGATTGTAAAAATGAGAATGTAACAGATTTCCGGTATGCGCTTGTGGAATCAGATGCCATGGATCTTGCGCAGCAGAATGCCCTGATCAGGGAGCTTGAGCTCCCGGTAGCAGCATTAGTATTTTCTGGGAAAAAGAGCCTGCACGCGATCGTAAAGATTGAAGCGGCGGATTATAAGGAATACAGGCAGCGTGTGGAATATCTATACAATATCTGTAAAAAGAACGGTCTGAAACTGGACACACAGAATAAGAATCCATCAAGACTTTCCAGAATGCCCGGCGTAATCAGGAACGGAAAGAAGCAGTTCCTGGTGGATACCAACATTGGAAAGGAGTCCTGGGAAGAATGGCAGGAGTGGATCGAGAGCGTAAATGATGAGCTCCCGGATCCGGAATCACTTGAAAATGTATGGGAAAATCTGCCGGATCTGTCGCCTTGTCTGATTGACGGGGTGCTCCGGAAAGGACATAAGATGTTGATTGCCGGTCCTTCAAAAGCAGGTAAATCTTTTCTTCAGATAGAACTCTGTATTGCAATCGCAGAGGGGAAGCACTGGTGTGGCTGGAAATGTGCCAGAGGTCGTGTCATGTATGTGAATCTCGAACTTGACCGCGCGAGCTGCCTGCACCGTTTCCGGGATGTATATGATTCACTCGGATGGAAACCGGAGCACCTTGACAGTATTGATATTTGGAATTTAAGAGGAAGATCTGTTCCTATGGATAAGCTGGCGCCGAAACTGATCCGAAGAGCAGCAAAAAAGGATTATGTGGCAATCATCATAGACCCGATCTATAAGGTCATTACAGGTGATGAAAACAGCGCGGACCAGATGGCGAACTTCTGCAATCAGTTTGACAAGATTTGTTCAGAGCTCGGATGTGCAGTGATCTACTGCCACCACCATAGTAAAGGCAGCCAGGGCGGAAAGAAGTCTATGGACCGCGCCAGCGGCTCGGGCGTGTTTGCCAGGGATCCGGATGCTCTTCTGGATCTGATCGAGCTGGAAACCACGGATGCACTGATGAAGCAGGAAGAGAATAAAGTGATCTGCCAGGTGTGCATCGATTGGTTGAAACACTATGACGGATTGATCGATGGAGTATCTCAGGATGATATGTGCAGCAGCGTACAGCTGCTGGATTACTGCAGAGAGAAGCTGAAATCCATTGATTTTAAAGTGCTGAACATAAACGTGCAGGAAGCTGTGGATAAGGTTCATACAATGACTGCATGGCGCATTGAGGGGACCCTAAGGGAGTTCCCGAAGTTCCCGCCTGTAAACCTGTGGTTTGATTATCCGATCCACAGAGATGATGCTTCTGGAGCACTGAAAGACATTCAGCCAGAGGACGAACGTCCGCCGTGGCAAAAAGGTAGTGCAAACAATAAAAAGAGTGCGCAAAGCAGAAAAGATGATCGGAAGAGGGCTCTTCAAGAAGCCGTAGAAGGCTGTAATTTTGGTGAGATCCCTACAGTGAAAGAGGTCGCTGAGTACCTTGGAATTTCTGAGCGAACGGTTCGCGATCGTATCAGGGAGCATGGTGGATACACAATAAAAGACGGAGAAGTACATAAAAAAGAAAAAAAGAAGCGTGCGGGGAAGACTGAAAGTTCAGGCATCCCCGCCGAGGAAATGAGTGCGGGAAAGCCTTAAAAGCAGACATCCCCGCACTGGCAGGAAATGACGGGGAAGACTTAATTTAAGACATCCCCGCAACAATGCTGCGAAGTGCGGGGAAGACTGAAAACAAGGCATCCCCGCGGCGGCGGGGAAGACTATCCCCCTTACGGGGGATAAATAAAAAACCCCGCACTGGGTTACGGGGGTAGGAGAGGGACGGGCCTAAGGCTGCCCGGCCCCGTCTCCCTTCCCCCCTCCCCGTAACTAGGGCGCACAGGAAAAAGAAAGGTGATTTCGCACGTTAAAGAGGTAAAGTAGAATGGAGTTTTTTATGGCAATGATTCCGCCGACTGTTACGCATCAGGAAAAGCAGGTGCGCGTGGTGAATGGTAAGCCAAAGTTTTACGAGCCGCAGGGGCTGAAGGCAGCTCGTTCAAAACTGGAAGCACATCTGGCACAGTATAAGCCAGATCAGGAGTATACAGGTCCTGTTGAATTGGTTGCAACCTGGTGCTTCCCACGGGGAAGTCATAATGATGGCGAATACCGGATCACAAAGCCAGATACAGACAATCTTCAGAAGCTTCTGAAAGACTGTATGACAACGGTGGGGTTCTGGAAGGATGATGCTTTAGTTTGCCGGGAGATCTCGGAAAAGTTCTGGGCGGAGATTCCGGGAATTTATATCCGGGTGACAGAATTATGATGGCAGTCAAGAAAGTTTTTAATCTCTTTTGTGACGGTTGGCACTTGTACCGGAAATACATACTCGGAAAGCTGAATGAGAAAGATCTGGATGAATTTATCCGGGAATCAGGAGAGCTTTTTCAGAAATATGATCAGGATCCTTTTGCGAAAGATCTGTTGCTGGCCGTAACAAATGAGATTGAGAGAAAGGAAAAGCAATGAATGAATTATACAAATCAGGAGGCGAAGAAAAATGCTGACAGGAGTTAATTTTCAGCAGGCGATAAAATATTGGACCCAGGGACGTGAAGTGATTGTGATCGACCGGAGCTCTACCAATGCTTCCGGCGGGTATGATAATTTCCCATTCAAAGATCTCTTCCGGAACCTGGAACTCCTGGCCGATGTGCCGGCCGTAGAGAATCCGGATTTCTCTCAGGCCTTGCTGACTAGAGAGAACGCGGATTCTGACCAGGCTGTTTCCACCATGGTCCATGGATCCGATCAGAAGCCGGAAGAATCTACAGAGCAGGAATCCAATACCCCCCCCCCCGACGGGGCCGGGGG